GATGTTGAAGGAGATTATTTGAGTATTGGAGTCACAGATAGAGTGCCTCGACCCTCTAAAACTAATTTGCAAAAATCACTAATACACAATTCAATTTATCCAACAAGGACGAAACCTGCACACTTGAAACCAGTGCGAACTGAAGAAGGAATAGTGTGTCCACTTAAGAAAGGTATAACAAAATCATTCACTATACAGCCAAATGTAGATTTAGATATCTTGAAGGCAGCATCAAATGACGTCTTTCAGATGTTTGAAAAGGACAAGACAGATATATCTAGATTGCTAACTTATGAGGAGGCAATTAAAGGTATTGATGGTGTAGAATTTGCCGCACCAATGAATAGAACCACTTCAGCAGGATTTCCTTTTGTATTTGAAAAAGATGCAAGAGGTAAAAGGAAATGGATGGGATATACAGAAGAATGGGACACCACTAATGCTGATTTGAAACAGAGGGTAGATAACATTATAGAGAACGCTAAACAAAATAAAAGAACTGAAGTAGTGTTCATGTCAACACTTAAAGATGAAAGAAGACCTTTTGCCAAGGTAGATGCAATCAAAACTCGTGTTTTTGAAGCTGGACCTATGGATTACTCTATAGCAGTAAGAAAATATTTTATGGGTTTTGTCGAATCGGTAATGCGTAAGCGCATAACTAATGAAGTATGCGTTGGGATAAATGCATACTCAATGGATTGGCACAGATTAGCAAAACATCTTCAGAGATATGGACCCAAAGTTATAGCTGGAGATTTTTCGAATTTTGACGGCTCTTTACTGCAGATAATTTTGTGGGAAATAGTTGATATTATCAATAGATGGTATAGTGACTCACAAGAGAATCAATTAGTGAGACGAGTACTTTATGAGGAGATTGTAAATACTTTTGTAATGGTCGATGGTACAATAATTCAGAAAACACATTCACAACCATCAGGTAATCCTTTAACAGTAATTGTAAATTCCCTTTTTAATCAAATTGTTATGCGAATGGCTTATTTAATTCTTAAAAGAGAACAAGGAATGGGAATTCTGTGTGATTTCACGGATCACGTGTCAATGGCAACATATGGTGATGACAATGCTTTGAATATTTCAGTAAGAGTGATAGAATGGTACAATCAAACAGAAATTACACGAGCTTTGGCAACTTTCGGTTTGACATACACTGATGAAGCAAAATCTGGAGTTTGTATACCTTATCGAACTCTGAGTGAAATCAATTTTCTAAAACGGACTTTCGAACAAAATGAAGATGGTATTTTTACAGGACCCTTGGACATTGAAGTGGTTAGAGATATGACGAATTGGGTGAGAGGAAATACACCTAAACAATCTCTTATGGAAAACGCAGATAG